CTCGCCGTCGTCGCTGGGAAACACTCCGACGTACTCGCCGATATTGCCGCTCAGCACTTGCTCCGGTTCTCCGAAGGTGAACATCCGCGAGGGTTGCCGCTGTCGATCCGGCTGCTTTTTCGGGCGATTTCTGTGTCGTGGATTGGGCATTTGTTCCGCTCGTAAGGTAGCGACTGCGGCGTCGCTTGTTCGTGTTCAGGGGTTCGTTGTGCAGTGCGTGCATGATTGCCCACGCAATATCTGCGTGGCCGGTGGCATCGGTTCGGGAGGCGCTGTAGGTAACCTGGCCGCTGCCGGTGGTGCCGCGCTTGATGGTCAGGAAGGCCTGGGCGATATCGCTGCTGCCGGCATCCCACTCGATACGGGCGTGCTGGATGGTGTCCTGGGCCTTGAGCACCAGGGCGTTTTTGGTCTCGAGGCTGTAGTGAATCGGCTGAGCCCGCGGGTAGAAGTCGCGCACCAGGTCGAACACGCCGTAGCCGATGCCGGTGGTGTCGATGCCGATGTGCTGGACGTTGAACCGCTCGGTGAGCTTCTTGACCTCGCTGGCCTGGTACTTGAACGACTGGCCCCGCCAGCTGTGTTTCTCCAGGATCCTGAACTTGGCGCCCTGCTCGAGCGGCGGGGCGATGACCACGCACGTTGCATCGTCGCGGGTGCGACTGGGGTCGTAGCCGATCCAGACCGGGCTGTTGCCGAAGGGCCGCTTGTCGTCGGGGTCGTAATCTGTCCACAGGGACAGATCGCTGTAACATCGCTCCAGGTCGGCCAGGTGGAAGGCACCTTGCGAGCTGTCGATGAATTTGCACATGAACAGCTGCTCAAACGCATCGTCGTCGTACTCCAGCTGCAGCTGCTCGAGGTCGAACAGGTCGCACCCGCTGTTGATCGCATCCAGGATGGTGATCGTTTTGCGCCACTGGCCGTCTGGGCACAGCGCGCCGGCGCTGTATGCCGTTGCCGCTGGCCACTCCGCCACAGCAGGGGTGCCGCGTTTCTTCTTGCGGTTGCGGAAGGATTCGCCAGTCCAGAAGGGGTAGGCCTGGTGCGTGACGGCGCTGGGCGTGGAGAAATAGGTTTTGCGCCACTTCTTGTGGGTGGCCATGGCCGACGCCACTTTGTTCAGCTTCTCGAAATCCTTGATCCAGAAGTATTCGTCAACGTAGACGTGCCCATGGTGTCCCTGGGCGGTGCTGCTGTTGGTGCTGAGGAATCGCAGCTCGGCCCATGGCTTGCCATTTTTGCTCAGCACGATGGGGTTGCCGGTGAGTTCGAGGCCGAACCATTCCTGGGCAAACGAGATGATATAGCTGCGGAAAATCTCGGACTGTGCCCGGCTGGCCGACAGGAACACCTGGTTGTCACCGGTGAGCACTGCATCCATGAAGGCCTCGCCGGCGAAGTAGTAGGTCAGGCCCACTTGGCGGGATTTCAGTATGTTGCGGATCCTGGCTGTCAGCGGGTTCTGCTTGGCCGCGAACAGCTCTTTCTGGTAGCCGAACATCTTGCTGATGAATTTGTCGAGGAAGTCGACCTCGGTGAGCCCGGTGACGTCGTTCTTCGCCGGCTTGGTTTTCTTCTCGCCACGCTCCCCACGTTTACGCTGGCCGCGCTCGTTCCGATCGCGGCGAGGCTGATCCCCGCCCTGGCTATCAATAGGCTCCGCTTGAGACGCGGGAGCGGCTGGTTTGGCGCACTGTTTGGCCAGGCGTTCGCGCTGTGTGATCAGCCGGTCGAGCTCGTTCTGCTCGGCCTCACTCAACACTCCGGGCTTTTCATAAAGCAGGGTGATTCGACGGCTGACGGCCGTCAGCGGCTCCTCGTCGGTGAGCATGTCCTCCCATAAGCCCTGCCGGATCCAGTAGTAGACGATCCGGACGTTAGGCAGCCCGAGTTGCGCCTGGATTTCCTTGGCCTTGCAGCGGCGCAGGAACAGACGTTTGGCGGCTTCTTTGACTTCGTTCGAGTAGTACATGGGGCGCAGTCTATGCGCCGATTGGGTCGCTAACTCCCGGTATGTTTCCGCCTTTATCCTAGAACGTGCAAATAGGAGAGGGGCGCAGTTAAACCGTTTGTTGCAACCGGGCTGGCTTCATATGGTGGGGGCCTCAAAGCCACAACCCAGCAGACTCCCATGCCCCGTTCCCTTGTTTCGTACTGGAAACGCGTTGCCACCAGCGGCCCGACTATCGATGGGCGCGAAATCCTTCCCCAGGAACTGCGTGACGCTGCCGAAACTTACAAGACCGCCACCTACACCGCGGTGATCTGGTGCGAGTATGAGCGCTGGTCCGGGTCGTTTGGCACCGTCTATTCCCTCCGCTTGGTCGAAGATGCGGAGGATCTTCAGCCTGGCCAGGTCGCCCTCGAGGCGCAGCTCAAGCCAAACGACAAGCTGCTGTTCCTGAACGACCAGGGCGAGAAGCTGTTCACCAGCGTCGAGATCACCCCGAACTTCGCCAACACCGGCAAGTACTACCTGACCGGCATGGCCGTCACTGATTCCCCGGCCAGCCTGGGTACTCAAGAGCTCTATTTCTCCAGCCGCACGAGCAAGGCCGCGTACTTCTGCGCGCCTGTCGAGCTGGGTTCCCTGAACAAGGCTGGTACCGAATCCGAAATCGGAAAGCTGGCCGCCCTCATGACCAAGTTCTTCAAGCGTTTCGCCACTGAGCCGGCGGGCGCGGCGCCTTCCGACAACCCTACCGAGAGTAAACCCCCAATGGATGAAGCAACCGCTACAGCGCTTGCCGCGCTGCTGCAGCAACTTCTCATCGTCGCCGCCGGTATCCAGGCAGTGATCGAGCCTGCTGCCGAAGAAGCACCGGCGCCTGATCAGGAGCCGATCGAGACGGTGGAAACCGCTGTTGATGACATCGTCGCCACTGCCGAAGAACAGCGCGAGTTCAGCCGCCGCCGTCCGAAGGTAGCGCCGAAAGCACCGCCTGCGGCACCGCAGCAGCAGACCAACCAGGCTCTGGCCCAGAGCATGGCGAACATCGAAAACATGTTCAGCCAGCTGGTGAACAACCCACAGGGTCGCCCGATCCCCCGCACCACCGGTGTCACCGCCGAAAAACCGAAGCGAGTCCTCTGACATGGCCCAGAACCTGAGTACCTACGGCGCGCAGATGTACGCTGCGATGCAAATGGCGATGGCCGAAACCTACGGTGTGGAAGCGGTCACCCGTATGTTCAGCGTCGAGCCGACCATTGCGCAGGAGCTGAACGACGCGATCACCGCGAAAGCTGACTTCCTGCAGCGCATCAACGTGATCGGTGTACCTGAAATCAAAGGTCAGAAGGTGTTCCTGGGCACCTCCGGCCCCGTCACCGGCCGCACCAACACCAAAACCACCGACCGAGAGGCGAAAGATGCCTCGGCGCTGGACGAGGACACCTACGAGCTTTCGTCGACCGAGTCGGATGTCAGCTTGTCCTACGCGAAGATCGATGCCTGGGCGAAGTTCCCTGAGTTCCACCAGAAGTACTCGGCCGCAGTACAGAAGCAGATCGCTCTGGACCGCATTATGATTGGCTTCCATGGGACTCATGCTGCCGTCCAGACTGACATCACCCAGTACCCATTGCTCCAGGACGTCAACAAGGGTTGGCTGCAGCAGGCCCGCGATCTGGTACCGGCACAGGTGCTGAAAGAGGGTGCTGTGGCTGGCAAGGTCACCATGGGCGTCAACGGCGACTATGCGAACCTCGACGCCCTGGTGCACGACACCAAGCAGATGATCGATGAGCGTGTGCGTGACGGTGGTGATCTCGTCGCCATCATCGGTAGCGACCTGCTGGCTGCTGACAAGGCCAAGCTGTATTCCAGCCAGGGCGGCACGCCGACCGAAAAAGAGCGCATCGAGAGCCAGCAGGTGATCGCCACCTATGGCGGTTTGCCGTCGTTCAGCGTCCCGTACTTCCCGGTCAATGCGGTGCTGGTCACCAGCTTCGACAACCTGTCGATTTATTACCAGGACAGCAGCTGGCGGAAGCAGACCATCGACAACCCGAAACGCTCCCGCGTCGAGGATTACAACAGCCG